ACGAGCACCGGTTCGTCAGCCGCTACGGGATCTGCTGCCTCTGGCGGAACGCTTGATTGCCGGTCCACGGGTAACGCAGCTGACCTTATCGCGGCGTTATTTTCACTGACGGCACAGTGGTCTACTGTGACCGGCATCGCTGCCGGAACGGTCATCGCCGACTTGTATCTTGTGCCAGCGATCGACGGCACGAATTTCCCTGACATCGATACGACAGCAGGGGCAAGCGTGATCCCTTACACGATGCTTGCCGGATCGTTCGTGGCAGCAAAGACGCCCGGCGTATCCACAAATGCGGTGTTCCAGTCAGCGGTCGCTGATTTGATGCCAGTGCTCTACAACGTGTACATCCTCAACCGAAGCGGCCAAACGATATCCGCCAACTGGACGCTTAAAGTTCTGGCTGCGGCTGCGCAGTACACGTAATGAGCGCCGTCATAACGCGTCGCGTTCGCACCTCGCAGCCGTCTGGTTGTGTTATCGCGGCATCTGATTGGCGCGCGCTCGGGTTGCAGAACCTGACGATGTTCGGTGCAGCCGATATTGACGCAGCGAACCCGGTAGGCTTCACGCGCAGCGGCACGGGGCACACGCTTAAGGCCAATGCGTTCGGCGTGGGTGTGTCGCAGAACGGCGGCAACAACACATGGACGGTTGGCGCCAAGGGTAAAACCATCGGCGTTGGAAACCAGTTTGCGGTCGTCGTCGCGTTCCAGTTGAATGCCACCGGACAGACCCAAAAGTACCTTGTCATGGACGGCGCCAGTGCCGATCAGACGGCCATAATTTACGGGTACGTCGCCAACACCGTCGAATTTTTCGCGCAAGGCTACACCGGCACGGACCCGCGCACTGGCAGCGGCATCGTCGTTAATGACACGCTGCCGCACGTCATCATCTACACGTACGATGGTACGAATTGGCGTGGATACCTTGATGGCGTTGAAAAGTTTTCGGTAACACGCACGTTCTCCCTCTTTGGACTCGCAGGTACACCATCGGGATTCATTGGTGGTGCTACGGCCACGGGCGGGGTGATTAATGCTACGTTCAATCTGCACGCCCGTTTCAGTGCAGGTCTGCCAAGAACGGCGGCGCTGCGGATTTCGGCCAACCAATGGCAGTTGTTCAAGCCGAACCTGAGACGGATCTGGATGCCGTTCCCAGCGACAGGCAGCATCCTGACGGCAACATCCGTAGAGGCATTGAGCGGATCCGAATCCAACTCCAATGCCCTTCTTGCCGCCGCCAGCCTGAACGACAGCCTGAGCGCCTTGGAACTTCCCGCCGCGCTTGCCGCGTATGCTGCCAGCAGACAAGAAAGCGTCGCCGCTAGCGATGCCGCCACGGCCTCCGCCGCATACAAGGCCACTGCCGCCGACTCTGTGGCCACAAGCGACGCCGTGCAAGCACTGGCCCAGTGGGCGGCACAGGCGTCTGACACCGGGTCCGCAAACGATAACACGTACACAGGGGCCTCGGCTGCACAGGCAACGGCAGCGGAGACGGTGAGTGCGGCTGACGCCGGGACTGCCACAACGGCTGGAACGGCTTCAGTTACAAACTCTATCAATGCCAGTGACACAACGTCTGCGGCGGTACAATACCTGAGCAGCCTGCTTGACGGGCTTTCGGTCACCGATCAACAGTTTGTTGGCGGTTCGGTGTACGTTGCATCCAACGGGGAGTTGGTCTCGTCTGCTGAGGTTGTGTCTGCTGGCGCAAATATTGCGTCGGCACAGGCCGAAACGGTCATTAGCGCGGACCAGATTGCCGCGTTCCTTGCTGGCAATCTGCCCCCGGCAAACATTGACCCGAATCTGGTGCCCAAGACGCGCTGGATTTCGTTCGAGGGGAACACTCGCGTTGTGGTGTTCGAGGGTACGTCCCGCGTTGTGGTGTATGAAGGCAATTCCCGGGTTGTAACATTTGAAGGTAACAATAGGACGGTGGTGTTCCAATGACTATTAATCGCGACCCGTACATTTTCAACGAGCGGCACTACGTCGACAAAGACCCTGACAACAAGTGGTATTACGTCATTGACGTAACCGACGAGATTACCAAGAACAACACCACGGCTGTAAGCGCAACTTACACGACGAGCCGGATGACTGTTCTCGAGGGGCCAACCGTCTCGAGTGGCAAGTACATTACCATCAAGGTGACCGGGCCGTCCGACCCAGTCAACCAAACGGACGAGGACGCATTCGTGCAGTTACACGTGACCTGCGCCAACACGGAAGAATTCGATAAACGGCTCTGGTTCAATCAGGGTAACAAAGTGGTGGTGGACTAACATGATTGATGCGGAAGAATTGGTGCGCCTACACAAGCTGCGCCAGAAGGCAAACGAGCCCGCGCCGGCCCCTGCGCCTGCGCCCGCACCCGCCGCGCCGGTGACGCAGTACCCTCTGGCGCCAAAGAAGTAAGGAGCTAGCATGACTCTGATTGTTGAAGACGGCACTGGCGTTCCGGACGCTGAATCTTACACCAGCGTGGACTACGCGGACAAGTACTTCAGTGACCGTGGGGTTGCATCGTGGGCGTCGTTGACGACTGCTGACAAGGAACGCGGCCTGCGGCTTGCAACGGATTACGTTGAACTGCGCTTCTCGACGCGGTTTCGCGGCACCAAGCTTGACCCCGATCAGTATCTCAGTTTTCCGCGTGCGGACGGCAAGCCAATCCCGGTCAACTTGCAACGCGCCTGCGCCGAATATGCAGTGCGCGCGCTGGCCGCACCACTGGTGGCAGACCCTGTCGTTGATGACCGTGGGCTGGTGGTGAAAAGCGTGTCGGAAAAGCTTGGCCCGCTTGACGAGACGACCGAATACGCTACCACGGCGCGTGAGTTATTCAAACCGTACCCGGCTGCGGATAACCTGCTAAAATCACTGTTGCGTCCATCACAGTTAATCCGATAACCACATGGCTGATTATTCCAAGTTCGTTGCGCTGGCACAGAAGCTGATCACCAAGCGTGGTCGGTTGGTGTCGTTGCAACAGCTTTCGGGTGGTGCCAGTGACCCGACAAAGCCATGGAAAGGCGCCGGGGCGCCGGCTGTGGCGGTTCAGGTTGACAATGTGCCCGCCGTGTTCCTTGACGCAAAGGGCTTGGACATTAAGTCCGTTATCAAAGACGATAACTTGCTCAAGCGGGCAACCGACGTTGCGCTGATCGCGCCGGGCGCAGTGGACTTTTCCATTATGAATATGATTCTTGATGGAAAGCCGATGCGCATTGAATGGTGCCATGTGCTAAAGCCCGGTGATACCGTGTGCTTGTACGTGTTTGGGATGATGCGATGACGCCGACCGACGCAGTAGACACCATGTGTGGCGTGTTTCGAGACGCATGGGTTGCCGCAGGCTACGACCTTGCGAACGTGCGCTGGGACGACGTAACGGGCGCTGTAACGGACGAGCAAGTCACGTGGGCACGGGTAACGATCAAGCACTTTGCCGGCCCTACGCGAGCGTTTGGCCAGCACCGTGCCCTGTACAGCAACACGGGCACCCTGTACGTGCAGATTTTTACGCCTGCGGGCGGCGCCAACCAAGAAGCGTACGACGCCTCGTACGCTGTGGTTAGTGCCTACCGTGGCGCAATTAATTCGGGCGTGAGTTTCCGCGACACGCGAATCCGAGAAGTAGGTGTAAGCGGAGCATTTCAACAAACCAACGTCCTCACGGACTTCTCTTACGACGATTAGGTGAACCATGACCAATAAAATCGATTCCAATCTCACCGGCCTCTGCTATGTTGAAGAGGTCACGCCGGGCGTGCTGCCGGGTTCACCTGTCTGGAAACCGCTGGAGCCGAACAGCTACAGTGACTTCGGTGCCCAGACCAAGAACACGGCACGCAACCCTATTACCCAGTCGCGCCAGCGCCAGAAAGGCTCCGTGACGGACCTGGATGCATCGGCCGGCTTCTCGCTGGACATGACGCAGGACAATCTGTATGACCTGCTGCAAGGTTTCATGTTCGCTGACTGGCGCAAGAAAGACGTTGACACTGTCACCGCCGTCTCCACGTCGTACACGCTGGCAGCAAACGGCACCGACTACCGCGCGAATGACCTTGTGTTCGGTTCCGGTTTCGGTGTTGCTGCGAACAACGGCCTGCACCTCGTCACCGCGTCGACCTCGACCAGCGTCACCGCCAACGGCATCGCAGCCGAGGCCACTCCGCCCGCCACCGCGCAGATTCACCGCATGGGTGCGCAGTTCGCATCGGGCGACGCAACCATCACCGTGACGTCAGGCGTTGCTGCGCTGGTCACCACGACGAAAGACCTGACGCAACTGGGCCTGATCCCGGGTGAATGGGTCTTCATCGGCGGCGACACCGCAACGATGCAGTTCGCAACGGCAACCAACAACTGCTTCGCCCGCGTTGCCACCATCGCCACGAACAAGATCACGTTCGACAAAACTGGTCAAACGATGGTGGCTGACACCGGCACCGGCAAGACGATCCAGATCTTCTTCGGCGATGTCATCAAGAACGAATCGAACCCGGCGCTGATCAAATCGCGCAGCTACCAGTTCGAACGTTCGCTGAGCACGGCCGGCTACGAATACGTCATCGGTTCGTTCGCAAACGAGATGCAGATCAAGCTGACGCAGGGCAGCAAGATCACAGTCGACCTGAATTTCGTGTCATTGGACGCGCAGACGCAGGCTGGTGCAAAGACTGGCACGCACCCGGCAATCGCCACGTCGTCCTCGGCCTTCAACACCTCGTCGGACTTCAGCCGCTTGCGCCTGGAAAAGCTGGACGCGACCGGCCTGACGAACTACATGACGGAAGCCACCGTCACCATCAACAACGGTATCACCCCGATCAAGGCGCTGGGCAAGCTGGGCGCGGTGGACGTCAGCTACGGTGACTTCGCCGTGTCAGGTAGCCTGACCGCCCTGTTCACTGACATCGCTACCGTGCAAGCCGTGCGCAACAACGCCGACGTGACGATGGACTTCGCGCTGGTGGCCCGCAATGCCGGTGTGGTTATCGACATCCCGCTGGTGGCACTGGGCAACGGCCGTCTGCAGGTCGAGAAGGACAACCCGATCAAGATTCCGCTGACCCCGGAAGCTGCTGCGCACCAGACTCTGAACCACACGCTGCTCATCTGCAATTTCTGCTACCTGCCGTCGCTGGCAGACAGCTAAAATAGCGCTACCTGCCCCGCAGGATTTCCTTCGCCGCTGCCTTCGGGCAGCGGTTCTTTTACCTCAAGGAGTTACAATGTCCGCATACGCAATGTTCAAGACCAACAAAGACACCGAAAAGAACGGTATCACCCTCAACTACGGCGACTTCTACCTCGTGGTTGGCCGTGCTGGCGGTGCCAACCAGAAATTCAAGGGCGCAATCAAGCGTATCATGGACCCGCACCGCCGCGCACTGCAAACCGACACCCTGTCGGAAAAGAAAGTGACGGAGCTCATGATCCAGGCGTACGCTGAATCGAACGTGTACGACTGGGGCTACAAGGCCAACCCGGAAGACAAAGACTTCATCGCCGGCAAGTTCCTGGCCAAGGACGACCAAGGTAATGACGTCGTGCTGGATCTGAACCGCGACAACATCATCAAGGTCTTCACGGACCTGCCGGACCTGTTCTCCGACGTCCAGGAGCAAGCGGGCAAAGTGAGCCTGTTCCGCGACGAGATCACGGACGAGGACGCAAAAAACTTGTAAGCGTCCTCAAGTACGCGCTGAAGATGGGGAAGACCGAGCGGCAGATCATTGAAACCTGCAAAAAGCGAGGACAACCCCTACCCGAAGCGCTCCAGAACGCGCCTGTGCTTTATAGTGGGCTTGACGAGTACTACAGCGCGTTCTGGCGCCTGCATACAGACCGGCAAATCGGCATGGGTATTGGGCAGATCCCGTGGACTTCGATGGTCAACTATGCGGACAGAGAAGAAATGGACGCTGAGGAGTTTCTTCGGTTTGAAACTCTGATTCGGGCCATGGACGACGCTTACCTGGAACACGCTGCCAAACCTAAAGACAACGCGGGGGGATAATGGATCTGAGAACGTTTTCCCGCCGTATCACCGCCATCGCAGAGCGTGTCGAGCCCGCAGCGCAGGACGTTGTGCGCAAGACCGCTCTTGCAGTGGACCAAACGGTAGTGATGGCCACACCAGTTGACACGGGCCGCGCCCGCGCTAACTGGCAGGTACAGGCCGGCGCTATGCCCTCAGACGTAGTGCCCCCTTACGCGCCCGGTGCAGGCGGTAGCACAGCCGCGCAAAACACGCAAGCGGCCCTGGAGCAAGGTAAAATTGCTATCAGTGGCGCGCAGCCGGGTCAAGAAATCCACATCACCAACAACCTGCCCTACGTTGGCAGGCTCAATGAAGGCCATTCTGCTCAGGCGCCAGCCGGTTTTGTAGAACAAGCTGTCAATGCAGGCATCGAGACCATACGTCAGGCGAGGCTCATTGAATAGCACCATCCAAGGGTGTTGAATGACAACCGAACGCATTGATATTGTCGTCCGAGAGGACGGCTCCCGCGAAGTACGGCGCAACCTTGAAGACATTGGCACAGGCGCGCGCACTGGTGCAAGCGGCGTTGACCGCCTGCAAGGTGCGCTCGGCCAGCTCAAGACGTTGCTTGCAACCATGGGCATCAGCGCCGGCATTGTAGAAATCATCAAGCTTACTGACACATGGGCCAACCTGCAAGGCCGGCTCGCGTTGGTTACGGACTCGTTCCAGCAACTCAAGCAGGTACAAGAAAGCCTGTTTAACATCGCGCAAAAGACGCGCGTAAGCTACGAGAGCACGGCCGACGTATTCACGCGTATCTCGCGCGCCACTAAAGACATGAACACGACAGACGCCGACCGGCTCAAGGTTGTGGAAAATATCAACAAGGCGCTCATTGTCTCCGGTGCAAGCACCGAGGAGGCACATCGCGCGCTAATTCAGCTTGGACAGGGTCTTAGCGCTGGCGTGCTGCGCGGCCAGGACCTTAACTCGGTGCTGGAGCAGACGCCACGCCTTGCACAAGCAATCGCAGAAGGCATGGGCAAGACGACCGGCGAGCTCAAGAAAATGGGCGAGGCCGGCACACTGACGTCCAAGGCAGTGTTCGACGCGCTTCTGCAACAAGGCAACGCACTGCAGAACGAGTTTGCGCAGATGCCGCAGACCATCGGACAATCGTTCGAGTTGCTGAAGAACCAAGTGCTCAAGTTTGTCGGCGAGACCGGAGAGGCAAATGGCATCGCTGGCAACTTCGCAACCGTGCTGAAGCTGGTGGCAGACAACCTGAATGTTATCGCTGCCGTCATCCAGGGCGTGATGGTGTACAAACTGGCTGAGTATTTCTTGACCAGCGCTGCCGCAGCCGTGCGCAAGTATCTCGCCCTTGTGGATTCCACCAACGCCATGATCGCCGAACGCGCTGCATCAGTTGCCGCCGCCGAATCCGCCGTGGCGCTGGCCGGCGCTCAACTTGCTGTGGCCACAGCCACTGACGCCGCCATTGCAACGGCGCGCGCTGAACAAGTTGCTCGCCTGAACCAAGCCAACGCTAATATCCGGGCTGCACAAGCTGCGATGGCAGCGGCAGAAGCGGCTGGCGTGCAGAGCTTTGCCTTGTACACGCTGCGCGCCGCCACCATGGAACTCGCCGCTGCTGAGGCGGCTCGCGTTGCCGCGATGGCTGAGCTTGCGCTGCTTGGCCAGCAACAGGCCCGCGTAAGCGCCCAAATCGCCGCAGCAACCGCCGCAGAAACCGCCGCTACCACGGCCCTGACCGCTGCTCGATCGGCCGGCACAGGGGCCGCAGCGCTCGCGGGTCGGGCATTGGGCTTGCTGGGTGGCCCGATCGGCATTATTACAACCGTGCTCAGCCTCGGCGCAACCGCGTGGGCGCTGTGGGGCAGCAAGGCGGCACAGGGTGAGCAGCAAGCTCAAAGTGCAGTCGAACAGACGCACGAACAGATTATGGGCAAGCTGGACGAGGAAATCAAGAAGCTCAAAGAACGTAACCTTCTTGCGCAGACCAACCCCGAGTTGGCAACACCGGACGCTAATCCGAAGGCCGCAGCGGCACAGGCTGACGCGGCACGGGCTCTCGCACAGATCAAGGAAACCTCCGCACGTACGGACCTTTCCCTGGAAGCCCGCACTGAGATTTTGCGCGTGCTGGGTGGACAGTACAACGATGCGACGGCCAAGCTCATGCAGTTCAACAAGGCGCAGGATGACTTTAACACCACGCAGAACGGTGATAAAGTCAAGGCGTGGTTGGATAAAAACCAGCAGTACATGAGCAAGACGGAACAGCTTGCCGCAGCCATCAAGGACGCTAAGAAAGAGCTTGGTACTGCGTTTACGCCGGAAATTGAAAAACGTATTACGGACTCGTTGAACAAAAAGGACGAGACGCACGACGCCCTGTTGCAGTACAAACAGACGATCGAAGAGCTCAAAATGCAACAGAAGTTGCAAAAAGAGATCTCGGATGGTCGGCAGTCGCACAACGAGGCACTGTACAACCAAGGCGGTATGAGCCAAGACGTGTTCATGAAGGCACAGCGGGACGCCCAACTTGAAGAGAACCAGCGCAACATTGAGTTCGCGCAAAAGCAGTTGGAAGTCACCAAGGGCGCGGGCAAGGAGCAGGTTGCGGCACGCGCCCAGTACGCCGGCGAACTGGCGGTGCTGGCGCAGCAGCGTCTTAACATCGAGCAGGGTTACAACGACAAGGTTGCTGGTGTGTTCGCTGCCCGCAAACGTGCTGAGATTGACGCCGGCAACAGCGAAATCTCAGCACTGAACGACAAGAACAAGCAGTTGCAGGACCAGATTACCTACTTCAACATGCTGCCGGACGCTATCACCCGCGCAACGATTGCCGAGCTGGAGAACCAGAAGGCCACGTTGCAGGGCGACTTCTACGATGAAGCCAAGGTCAACGCCATCAACGGTAAGATTGAAGCTCTCAAGCGTCTTGCCAATTCGCAGGCCGGGCAGCAACAACAGGCGTTCGACTGGGACATGGCCCAGCAGACCGGTGAGGCATGGCGCGCAACCGGCGAGCTTATCGGCAACTCGCTGTCCTCAGCATTCGGCAAGGGTGGCGCGGCACTGGGCAAGATGGTGCAGGGTTACACGTCGTTCAAGGGTGCAGAAGAGAACCTGCGCAAACTGTACGACGAGCGCGTCAAGGTTGCCGCTGGCAACGAGCAGCGCATTGCTGAGGCACAACAGCAGTACCGCAACGACCGTCAACAAGCCGAATATGCGATGTATGCGGATATGGCCGGTGCCGCCAAGGGCTACTTCGGCGAACAGACCGCAGCGTACAAGGTTCTGAGCGGCCTTGAGCAAGCGTTCCGTATTGCGCAGATTGCCATGGCATACGAGGAGATGGTTCGCAAGGTGTTCTTCACACAGACCGTGACCGCCGCGAAGATTGGTGCCATCGCAACCGAGACCACGGCCAACGCCGCCAGCGTGGCGCCAAACGTTGCGGCCGACAGTGCCAAGGCCAGCGCGTCGGGCGTGGCTGCTGTGGCCAAAACTATCGCAAGCCTGCCGTTCCCGTTTAACGTGGCGGCGGGGGCGGCAGTGTTCGCCATGCTGGTAAAGCTCGGTGTTGCCATGAAAGGCGGAGTGAGCGGCTCTAGCATCTCCGTGTCAGAGCAACGGCAGACGGAGCAAGGTAC